GCTCACAGCGCCAGCGGTGATGCCAGCCGTTTCGGAAGTCACGGAAACATTCAAGCCACCCTTACTTGCAGAGACATAAGCGCCCTTGCATTTAGCGGTAAGAGTAACCTTGGCGGTAGTGGCTTCGGCGGTGACAGGCGCATCGGGAGTGTTGTTCACTTCGGCGGCAAGGGCAGTCGCGACAGCGGCGGCAGTGTCGGTCTTGGCGACACCCACGCTAATCTTTTGACCATTAATGATAACGGAAACAATGCCCGCTGCAGTAGCAGTCCCGGAAAGAGTGCTTTCCCAAGTAGCCTCAGAACCAGTCACGGCGGCATGACGCAAGAGCGTAATCTGGGCGTACTTCCAGGCCTTCTTTGCAGCCTTGTACATCTGCATAAGCACGGAACCCGAACCGGCAAGCGAAATGGCTTCCTGTTCGCTGGAAACTTCCGTCGGCTTGTTTGCCACAAGGGACCCCGCAGAAGATACATCGCCGATGAGCAACACCTTCTGGATGTTTGCGGGGAGACCGTTCGGGCCGGCGTAATAGTTGTAGCCCGTGTAAGAGCCCGGAATCATCGTTTCCGGGATGTTAGGATTCAGGTTCATTGTTTACCTCGTTGAAAATCACTTCGCCCTCGACAAGAGTCTCGTTATCAGGAGTTTCACTCTTGAACGTAGAGCAGATAGAAAGCAGTTCCCTGTAGTTTTGTTCAGCGGACTCGGGTACAACCGTGAACTGCGTTGTAAATTCAATTTCAACCACCATGCAGGCGACAGCCAGGTGTTCTGCGGTGGTCACATCACGCCAGTTGCCTACAGTCAAAGGTTCCATGTCAAGCCCCAAATCGTTCTTGTGGAGCTTGCCGATGACGTAGCGAACAGCCGGGTGTGCCAGCTTTCGGCGTTCTTCTTCGTTCGCGACATTCTTGAACACGAGCGAAACGACAATCTTTGCCTTTTCCTCAATCTTGCCGCTCATGTCAGGCTCGGAATAATCACCCGAAACAACAGCACACGCAAGACCCGGACGGGAAAGGGCTGAAATATTATGCGATACATCAATCGCCTTGAAATTCATAGGCGTATTGTCATCGCGTAAAAGGTCCTTGATAGCCTTTTCAATTACGTAATCATTCGTTACGGCTACAGGCATCAGAACCTCATGGAGCCAAGCGAAAACATGGCGGGTCCGCCGTCAACATTTGATGAGACAGCAAAACCCGTTTCAGTAACAGGTTCATCGGGATTAACACCGATATCCTGTTCGCCATCGGCAATGCGGATAAGCAGCTTGATGGCATTATCGTAGCGGAGCTTCATGCCGTCACTGACATTCAGCTCCGTCACGCGTTCGTACAGGTTGTATATGCTAAGGTCAACGCATACCATGCGCAACACTTCCGGGACACTCTGGAACGGACGCGGGAAACGTTTCCTCACGTAAGAGTCGATAAGCGTGGAGCTTTCCTTGATGGCCTTTTCCACGATTTCGACAACGACCGTACCAGTCGCATTCGGCGCGATGTCATTAGTGACCTCAACCAGACGCGCATCGGGGATATGCCCCTTGATGTCCTCGTAAGTGCAGTAGTTCATGCGTTCCCTTAAGCCGTCTTGAGCACGTTCTTGAGGAGGAAGCCAGCACCCTTGCCGACAACCACTTCCTTCTGGTACATACCGGCCTTGATGATTTCGGCACCCTTGAGACCGATCTTCTTGTCTTCGATGACTTCAGCATAGCGGTCGCCCACCTGTGCAGTCATACCCCAAGCAAGACCTTCCTTGAGCGTCGAAAGCGGTTCTTCGTAATGCGCCCAGATATGGTCGCCCCAGCAACGGGCAAGCGTCGGGCTAGACGGATTCTTCGTGGTGTTCACACGGGCCGCACCGATAAGGATTTCATCGACTTCGAACAAGTCCTTGATCTGTTCCCGGGTAGCGACACCGCCGCCGTTGTTGTTCGGGTAAATGGCCTTGAGCACATTCGGGTCGGTGCGGAGCTTTGCCCACACATTCGCGCTCATGCCCAACTTGTTCGGACGGGCGAGCGGCTTTTCAAGGTATTCCAAGAGGGTAGCGACAATATCGAAACCGCTTGCACCGATACCTTCAGAACTCTGATAGGTGTGGTGACAATCCGATTCATAGTTTGAAGTATCCTGCACAAGACCAGCAGTCCTAAGTTCGCGACCCAAGAGAATCTGGTTGACGAGATATTCAAGATGCGTATTGACAAAGCGTTCCTTGTTCGCAATCTGGTCGATATCTTCACGCGGGACAATGTCTTCAAGACCATACGGAATGACAAAATCGCTTTTTTCAGTACCAGAAAGATGGATGATGTTTGGCTCGGACAAACGGCCAACCTTGGCATCGGGAGCAGTGAAGGCATCGCCCTTGGTACGCTCAAAATACTTGAACGTATGTTCGGCACCATCAAGAATCTTGATAGGCATCACCAGGTCTGCAATGAGGTCTTTGTTCTTGTAGGCAATCACAAGGCCAGTCTGCTGTTCGCCAATCGGCAAGATCGGGCAGGTAGAAACGCCTGCACCACCGAGACAGAACAGGTCGATTGCGATCTGCGGAACGCCGCAGGCGGTAAGCGTGTCAGCACCAGCCAAAGTGCAAAGGACACACACGAGGGATACGAGCGTCAGCATGATTTTAGCATTCTTCTTCATGTTGTTTTTCCTTGTTAAAGTTCTTAACCGTTACCACTCTGGGCAGCAGCCGGCACATAGCCGCCACAAAGCTTCACACGGATGATGTCGCCGCTTGCACCAGCTTCGAGGGCGATACCCAAGACATCGCCACTTTCGATGGTCACAGCCTTGCCGTTGGCATCGGAAACGACCTTTGCGCCATAGGCGATAGAGCCACCGGCTTCGACACGAGCAATACCGTCAAGCTGCACATCGCACGGACGGCCTTCGGCAGAAGCGACATCGGTAGAGACACCGAGTGCGAGGTCTCCAGCCGTTGCAAGTTTTACTTTACCTTCCGCAGTGCCAGCCTTGGCAAAACGGAAAGCGGGAACCGCAGTTTCTGCGGTAAAGTTGAGGACATTACCCTTCATGGGATTCTCCTTGTTTTTGTTAAACCTTTTAGCGGAAACATTCTTCCGCAGCTTCAGCGAACGTGAGGACTCGGCCCTTCGCTTCCTGTTCAGCCTTGTACTTGGCAATAGCTTCACCCGCAGAAACCTTCGGAACGCCGCGCATATTCGGGTCTTCACCGAAATCCACGATTTTCGGGAGTGCGGCAACAGTTTCGGCAAGCACGTCGGACACATTCACGCGTTCATCGCCTTCGCCAAAGCAGCCCTCGCCATCGACAGGAACTTCCTGGCACAATCCAAAAACCTTCATCAGGTTGTCCTTGAGCACCTGATTGCACCTGCCATCGGCAATAGCCTTGTCCAAAGTCTCCGAGAATGCCGCACCGGCACGGAGGCGCTGCGCTGCAAGCTTGTCAGCCTTGAGAGTCTCATTCTCTGCTCTAAGCGCGGCATTCTCTTCGCTCAACCGCGTCGCCTCGCTAGAATTACCTTCCGGGATAGATGCGGTCGGTTCGTTGTGAGGGGGCGTTTCAGGCTGAGGGTTCTGTTCCCCGTTCTCCAGCGGAGCAGAGCCAGGTTCTCCTTCATTAGGTCTTTCATTCGGCGCACCGCCCCCAACCTCCTCCGGTTCCCCGAAGGAGGGGGCAGGGTCTGCGGTTGCGATTTCCTTTACAATAGTCTGTTTCGGGAAGTTGTTCGCGTCCTTGATAACATCGCGGACGGATTCGATATCCTTCACCATAAATTCCGGATACATCTTGTTTGCGGCATCGATGCCGTCCTTTTCAATCAGCTGTTCACGCTGGGAACGGAAAAGCTGTCCGAGAGATTCAAGCCTGTAGACAAGGCGTTCAAACACGGATGCAGGCACAAGCCTGTCCCACGCAAACGATTCCGCGAACATAAGCACATCCTTTTCGTTCACGCCCTTGTCCGCTTCGGCAAACATGCCCTCGCCAAAGCAGAGCGGAGCCATGCCCTTCATCGCCGGAGCGTGAGCGCCAAGAGCGCCAAGGTGTCTTAAACCCTTTTTCAAGTTGCTGTAAACGGACGCTGAAAGGTACTTGAAGCCGCCCTTCTTTACCTCTTCGGCAAAGTCGTTGTTCACGTCATCGAGCTTTACCTTGAGCACTCCGTTTTCGACCTTGGAATCCACCACGGAACCCACACGAGGATCGTCAACTTTAGGATGTCCCTTGACCATCGGCGGCTGGTAGCCGGCCTTGAGCTGTTCGTGGATGCCTTCGTTCAAGTCTTCGAGATCCGCTTCGCTGAAGTCGTGTTCATTGCCAGCCATGTCAGTGACCTTGCCGACCTTGAACGCTTCGACCCACGGTTCCTTGAGATCATCGGATTTTAAAAGTTTCTTTGCCATGCCCTCAAAGTTACAAGCGAAAAACCGAAAGAGGAGATGACAAAGTCATGCCCTAAGTCACGCAGTTACAAGTAAGTTTGTTGCGAGGCACTTTATGGACAAAAACTTTTGGATCGAGGCATTCAAGCAGTTCGGAATAAGCGTCATCTTCGCGGTGATGCTAGCCGTATTTTACACGAACGAAAATGCCAAATGGGAAAAGTCCCAAGCCGTCGAGAACACGCGATGGGAGACCCTCTTCCAGAAATACACCGATGAACAAAGACAGTCCATGGAAGCCATACGCGCCTGTTGCATGGAACATCACGGGAGAATCAAATGAGCAAGGCAGAACTCAAGCCCCGCGCAAAGGAACTTTACACCATCCACCAAATGAGCCTGGCAGATATCAGCCGGGCGATTAACGTTTCTACACGCACCCTGCAAACATGGAAATCCGAAGACCATTGGGATGAAGCCCGTGTCGCCATCAGCGGTGGCGAAAAGAACTTTCACGCACAGCTTTTTGAACTCGGTGAAGTCATGGCACGCAAAATCAAGCAAGACGAGCTTGATGGCGTCAAGGTTGCACCCGAACGCTACACCGCTCTTCAGCGAATCATCGACACCGCAGAACATGCCCGCAAGTACGAATCCGTTGCCCCGAAAGCCAACAAGTCCGAATTATCCCCGGAAGAACGTGCCAAGAAAGCTCTTGCAACCATCAAGAAAGAACTGGGTGTTGCGTAATGGCTGAACTGACCGAATTCTTTTTCCCCTATCAGAAACGGTGGCTAGCCGACAAGTCGAAAGTCAAGATTTTCGAGAAGTCCCGCCGCATCGGCGGCACGTGGGTGCAAAGCTTCGAAGACGTGCAGGACTGCATCGAACAGCCCGGACTGAAAGTCTTTTTCAGTTCTGCTGATATGACCGCCGCAGCTGAATACATCGACTATTGCGAATCGTGGATTCAGAAACTTAACGCCATCGCCAAAGCCCTTGCAGAAATCAACGCCGAAGACATCGAGGACTGCGAATTTGCCGACGAGGACAAAGGAATCAAGAGCAAGATAATCGAGTTCAACAACGGCTCCAAAATCTACGTGCTCTCCAGCAACCCCAAGGCATTCCGCTCCAAAGGCGGTAAAATCGTTTGGGACGAAGCCGCCCACCACGAAAACGACCAGAAGATGTGGGCTGCCGCCAAGCCCGCCGCCATGTGGGGCTATCCAATCCGCATCTTGTCAACCCACAACGGCGTGAATTCGCTCTTCTACAAGCTCATCGAGAAGTGCAAAAAAGGCGAACTTGACTACAGCGTTCACACCGTGCCAATCCAGCTCGCAGTAGAGGAAGGCGTTGCCGACCGCATCTGCGGCAAAAAGCTCTCCAGGAAAGAACGCGAGGCGTGGCTAGAACAGGAACACAAGGGTTGCCTTACCGAAGCCATCTGGCAAGAGGAATACTGCTGCAACCCGCAGGACGAATCCAAGGCCATGATCAGCTACGACCTCATCCACAGCTGCGAACGCCAGGGAGTTCTCGGGCTCGAAAAGGCGAAAGGCCCGCTATATCTCGGTTGCGACGTGGCACGCCACCGCCACCTCTATGTCATCTACGTTCTCGAAGATGTAGGCGGCACGCTCGTGTGCCGAGCGGTCGAAGCTTACCAGAACAAAAAATGGAGCTTCCTGGAAAAGAAACTCTACAAATACCTGATGCTCCCGAACCTCATCCGCGCCTGCATAGACCGCACCGGATGCGGCGACCAGTTCACAGAACGCGCACAGGAAAAGTTCGGTTCCGTCAAGGTCGAAGGCGTTCTCTTCACGAACACCGTAAAGGCAGACCTTGCCATCAACTTGCTCCAGGCATTCGAAGACCAGAAACTCATCATCGAAAAATGCCCCAAGTTCCCTGGAGTCGAAGGACGCATCGAAGACGAACAGGCCGAAAGCATCCACGCTGTGCGTAAGATCGTGACCGCAGCAGGTAACGTCCGCTATGACGCCGCCAGCACCGAGCAGGGCCACGGCGACTTCTTCTGGGGAGCAGCCCTTGCATACCACGCCAAAAACGCAAGCGAAGCGGGTCCGATATTCGTACAAACGGCAAACCCGTTCAAGGAGCAAAACGTGGATTTGAGCGGATTTTAAAAATCGCACAGAAAGGCCCTTTTAAGCCTTTTTTCTTAAAACCCTAGCAAGTGGACATCAAGTTTTAAAAAATCATTTTTCAACGAATTTGAACGGCGATTCAACGAGATTAGAAACAGACCGAGGACTGAATGAGCAAAAAGAATAAAAAAAGCCAGAACGAGACCCAAAACAAGCGCGAATTGCAGCTTGCAAAGGAAGTCGCAACCCGGAATGTCGCCGAATATATCACCGGGCTTGACTACCTCCCGAATCCCGACACAATTCTCAAGAACAACGGCGGCAACATCAAGGTCTACCGTGAAATGGAAGACGCCCACCTAGACTCGGTAAAGAACAAGCGCTTCGCAGCCATCACCAGCCGCGCATGGACAATCGACGGAAGCAAGGGCGACGCGAAAAAAGCAAAGTTTGTTGAGGAATACCTCTGGAACATTGACCTCCGCACCACAATTTCGCAGATGCTTGAAGCCATCGGCTATGGATTCGCCGTACACGAAATCGTGTGGAACTCCGTGCAGACCGACATGGGAACGCTAATAATGCCGACCGCGCTCAAGGACCGCAAGCAGGAATGGTTCAAGTTCGACAACGACAGCAAGCTCCTCTTGCAGACCAAGGACGGCTCTCGCCGTGAAATGCCTGACCGCAAGTTCATCGTGACCCGCAACCGCCCGACATCAATCAACCCGTACGGAAACGCAGTCTACTCCCGCTGTTTTTGGCCTCTAGCTTTCAAGAAAGGCGGTCTCAAGTTCTGGATGATCTTTGTCGAAAAGTACGGTATGCCAAAGGCAATCGGCAAGGTGCCGCCAACGGCAACAGATGACGAACAGCAGAAGTTCCTCAAGATGCTCGCAGGGCTTGTCCGCGACGCAGTCGCAGTCATCCCGCAGACCGGCTCAGTAGAACTCCTGGAAACCCGTCTGAGCGGCACGAACCCGCACGCAGAAATCATAGCGTGGGCAGACAAGGCAATGTCCAAGGCTTGGCTTGGCGAGACGCTCACCACCGAACAGACAAGTGCAGGCGGCACCCAGGCAATGGCGACCGTACACAACGATGTGCGTGCAGACCTCGCCCTTGACGATGCCGCGATGATTGAATCGAGCATCAACCAGCTCATCCGCTGGATCTACGAAATCAACTGGCCGAACGAAAAAGAAATTCCGTGGATGAACATAATTCTCCCGGAAGACCTTCAGGAAGCCCGCCTCGATCGCGACATCAAGCTCACGCATCTTGGCGTGAAGTTCAATGCCCAGTACATCACCGACGTTTACGGCATCGACGAAAGGTATTTCGAGATGACCGAAGTCCAGCAAGGCGGAGCAATGTTCGCTGAAGGCCCTGAAAAGAAACCCCATAAAACGGGAATACGCAACGCTAGCCACGAACTCCGCAAGCAAGTGAACGCATTCACCGAACACCTTGCAGACGAATGCGAAAAGGTGGATTTTCTCGCACCCATCCGCGAACTCGTAGAGAACGCTAAAAGCCTCGAAGAAGTCCGCGACAAGCTTATCGGATGCTATGCAGAAATGCCGATGGATGACGTAGCAAAAGAAATGGAACAGGCGTTCCTTGCAGCAGACCTTGCAGGCCGTTTTTCCATACTCAAGAAAGCGGGTATAATCGATGGCTAAGGAACTCGGTTTCAAGCAGGGATCGTACAAGGAAGCCGTTGACTACTTCAAACAAAAAATCAACCTTCCTACAAAACGATGGAACGACCTTGAGGGAGCAATGCACACCCGAGCTTTTGTCGTCGCCGGAGCGATGCGCGAAGACATCCTCAGCGATTTTAGGAACGCCGTCGATGCCGCCATAGAAAAAGGCGAATCCCTGCAAGACTTCCGCGACCGCTTTTACAATATCGCAAGCAAGTGGCGTGAATCGGACCCCAGCTTTGACGAAAAGATGAAAAAGCCGAAATACGGAGCATGGCGTTCGAAAGTCATTTACCAGACGAACATGCTCACCGCAGCAGCTGCAGCCCAAGAGCGGCAAGCAAGGGAAATGCCCGAGGTGTTTACCCACGCAAAGTACATCTGCATGATGATGCCCACAAGCCGCGAACAGCACAAGGAGTGGAACGGCACGGTGCTCCCAGTAAACGACCCGTGGTGGGAAAAGCACAGCCCTCCCAACGGCTTCGGTTGCTTGTGCGAAAAGGAGTTTATTTCCAAGTACGAAATGGACGCAGGCCTGGAGAAACAAACAAAAGCCCCGACACCTGCAAACGATACCACCAACATTGGCGAAAATTGGGACTACAGCATTGCAAGCGCGGATATCGGCTCGTATATGACGGAAGCTCAACGCGAAGCAATGAAAAAAAATCCAAAAGGTTGGATGGAAATAGAGGTGAACGGTCAAAAAAGCGAAGCTTCCAAAGACAAAACACCTTTGCCAGTCATAGATGATGAAAAATTTGCACCAGACAGCAGCGTGACAAAAGAAAACTTCACAGATAAAATGAGTGAAGCCCTTGGTTTAGGCAAGAGTAAAGAAGCGACAGTTTCAATTCCCTTTGAGAATGAGAAAACGGGATTCCATTATGAAACCATCATAAAAAGGAATCACATTGACGAATTTTTGAAACATATCACGGAAGGAAATAAAGAAAGGCAACACCGTGAAAGGCTTCTTCCTATGTTCTTAAAGACTTTGAAAGACCCTGCTGAAATTCGAGCCCAGTATTTAAAAAGCATGGACACCAACAAACGTGCAATCCGCACCTATTTTTACAACAGATTTAAAATTTCCGGGAAAGAATTTACGATTGAGGTTGTTGTCAATTCTGGTGTTTTTGAAGGATTCACCATCTGGACAGGTTTTAAAAACACCCACACCGTGGGTAAAGGAACTTGTATTTTCAGGAAGTAAATGGAGGCGGTATGTTTTTCCGTGACAAACACCCGGCTACCTGCTCCACTCAAACGAATCACGGTTCTCGCTTCACAGGCCAATTCTTATACCCATAATATACCATTTTTCACAAGGAAAGTCAACACCCCATGGCAAGTTTCATCAACGCAACCATAGATGACCACAAGTTTGACGCCCTAATCGAGGTTATGAACGACCACGCCGTTCACCTGAAACCAGTCTTGTCGGCTGTTGGCAACCTTGTCGTAAAGAGCGTAAAGCAGAACTTTCGCGCTGGAGGCAGACCCGAAAAATGGACCCCGTCAAAAAAGCCCAAGGGTAAGACTCTGATAGGCACAGGTGCGCTCCAAAGGCAAATTCATTATAAGGTTGATGACGATGAATCGGGAGTGACAATCATGACCGGGCCGCAAAAATACGCAGCAATCCACCAGTTCGGAGGCACAATCGGGCCGCACGAAATCACGGCAAAAAACAGACGTGCGTTACAGTTCACTGTAGGCGGAGTGACACTCTATCGCAAGAGCGTTCATCACCCAGGCTCAAACATTCCCGCCCGTCCTTACATGCTTTTGCAAGATGAAGATGTGAAGGTTATCGAGAACATGATGATCCAGCACATCGTCAAGAACACTTAACTAGAAGGTACAAAATGACCAAACCCACACCCAAAACAACCGAAAAGAAACAGACCTACTACAACGAAATGCCCGTGGAAACAATCAAGATTATCCACGCCATCGTAAAGCGCGAAGAACTTCCGCGTGAAGCCGCCTACGACATCGGCACCGCCGTCAAGTATCAATGCCGCGCAGGACTCAAGCCCGACAACGACTGGAAAGACGATATCCGCAAAGCAGAAAATTACCTGCACCACGCACGAACCGGCGAATGGATAAAGGAATGAATTTAGAACAGAGACATCTGCCCGTTGTCACGCTTCTTTGGCACAAAGTTAAGGTAGCGGTAAATCGTGCGTTCGCTAACGCCCGTCTCGAAGGCAAGCTGGTGGACAGTCTTTTCGCAGTTGTCAGCCATGTAGCGACGCACAGCGTTCGGAGTCATCCTGGATGGACAGGCTACATGGTTGCCTGCAAAGCGTTTCCAGATTCTCTTGGCAACATCAAGACCGAGGGTCTTTGCAACCCACTTTAAATCCTCGTTAGGCAGATCATCAAATGTAAGGGAATCCCAGACGCTCATCTGTAATTCAAATATAACTAAAAACAAAGCAAAAATCAAACTTCACAACAAAGGAAGTGAATATGAAGCCGCGTGGTTGGGACAACGTTTTTAAAGAAATAAGGAAAGAGAGAAAGAAGATAGAACGCGAGTACGAAGACAAGGCCGAAGTGGCGTCGTTTTTCATAAGCGCCGCAGGCATTCTGTTCTTTTGGGTGTGGTTTATTTTTTTTCGCTAGTCAAAAACTCAGTAAGATCCTTGCGGAGTTTACGAACCAAGTCAAGAGCCTCGGCAACGTCTTTCATCTCGGACTTTGCCGCCAATTCATTCGACGAATATTCAACTTTATTCAAGAGGACTTCAAGTGAATTTAAATGCGTAACAATCCCCCTCAAAACATCGCTCACATCGAACTGTTTTGATGTTTCAGCCCAAATCTCACTGATAAAAACCACGGCGGCTACGATATGCTTTATAAAGGATTTTTCAAAATGCAGAGACACTTCGGACAAAGCAAGGCAGAAAAGGCTAAGCCGCATTCTGTTGTCATAGCTAGCCAAGCGTGCCTGCGCGAACAATCCGACAATGACGCTTTCGCGCAAGTCTCTTGTCGTAGTTTTCAAGCCATTGACAAATTTTTCCTGCTTTTCAAACCGTTCGTCAAACTCCGCCTTTACCTTTTGGGCGGCGCGTTTAGAAGCCTTCTTCGCAATTTTCTTGATCTTCTTATTTTCAAGATAAAGCCTGATTCCCCATACGGCAACCGCGATGGTAATGAACGTTCCAAACACACCAAGCAGCCAGTTGAACGAACTGGAATAAAACTCTTGCGACTTATTCAGAAGATCAATGGTGAAAACAGAATCAAGTTGCACCTTCACGGTGTCGAAGGTGCGGATGGTATCGAACGACACGGTATGCACCGTATCGTAGACAACGGTGTGAACGGTATCGTAGACGGTTTGGCACATGCTGCTGGAAGACATTTGAATACTCCCTCTTATGCCGTGGCTTGCCGCTACGCCTTTGCCCGGGGGTTAAAAAAGGCTTTCCAGCCGTACATGTTCAGCCTGCGCCTGTTTCTGTACAGGCTGCTGATGGTAATCCTGTCGTCCGGGTTCTCGTCGTTCCATAGCGCGATATACAGATGGAAATTGTTCGAGCCGCTGCAATCGTACAGACAGCCCAGTACACGGACCCACTTGTCAACGAACCTTTTTGTCCGGTCGTTTGCCACCAGGTACAGGTCCATCGGGAAATCGGCAGGATATCTGATTTTCTTTTTCATGCTAAAACTCCACCCAGATAATGTTTCCGACCTTTTTCATCACCCTACCACGTTCTTTGAACCACGTTCTTGCATCTCGGCTTCAGGCCTGCTGGATGCAAGGCGGGAGCTCAGGGCGAGGGCTACGACCTGGTTGAAGAGGCGGGAAAGTTCCTCGACGGTGGGCGTGGCGGTGCCATTCTGCCAGGCGGCGAAGGTGGCGGGCGTGACACCCAAGAGCTGGGCGAGGCGGCTTGCGTGCGTGTTCGAAAGCTCGAGAGCGCCTGAAAGGTCGATGTTTACCGAATTTGATAAACTTTGTTTATCTTTTGCAGTTTGTTGGCTTTCTTCATTGATTTCTGGGCAAAAGTCGTCAAAAAAGCCGATTTCTGCCAATTTTTCTCTAAAAGAAGCCCCAAAATTGCGTTTTCCGCTTAGATACGCATGTAATTGAGGAGGACTAATGCCCATAGCATCAGCCATATTTTTGATTGTCGAGAACCTTTTTTTTGCAAAATTTCGTAAATCTTCTGCAGAAAAATCAACTTTATTTATTTTTACTATTGACATTTGACTAAATATTGTTTATCTTTGAAGATGTAGTGGTAATAATACCACCACAAAACAATCTACTAAAAACAAGGAAACTTGCCAAATGGCCAACGACTTCACCGTGACTAAAATCGCATGGGGCAAGGCAGCCGCCAAGGTCTCCGAAATCGCCGGAAAGCCCTACAGTGCCCAATATATAAGGGATGTAGCCACGGGCTACCGCACCAACAAACAACTCGCTCCCATCCTCAAGGACCTGGGGCTCACCACCAAAGGAGTAGCATAATGATCAAGAAAATTTTCGACGAAGAACCCGAAACCACCGAGACGAGCTTCCCCGAAACGGGGAATCTCCTTACCGAAAAAGAAACCGAAATCCAGGGCGAGGGCGACACCGACTTCGACCGCGATGTCAGGGGCGAGACCCTGCCCGCAGTCCAGGGTGAACCACCCAAGAGCGAAGATCTTGCTGATGAAGCAATGAATTTCGTCACAAGGATCTTCAGCGCCGACGGAGAAGGTTTCAAGGTCCGCCCGGCGAAAGATAGAACCGGCTCGGTCTGGTTTGTCGCCGACGATGTTTGCAAGGTGCTCGGCTACACCAAGAAGACAGCCGATGTCATCAAGGCCCACTGCCGCAAGGTCATCGACTCCAAGGACCTGATTGATGGCGAAACCGAGATGGCACACAAGGCTACAATCGAGGACGCCAACGGTCACGGACAAGCCATGATCGTAATCTCCGAACCTGACGTGTTCCGTCTTATCCTGCGTTCCCGCATGCCCCGTGCAAGAGTGTTCGAGCGCTGGGTAATGGAAGAAGTTCTCCCGCAGTTGCGCCATACGGGCAAATACTCCACGCGTCGCAAGATTGACTACACGCCGCAATCTCAACCGGCCCTGCCCGGCACGAACCAGGTCTCCGACCAATGCGAACTGTTCCCGCGGATGATGCCGAGCGTGTCGCTCCCCGTTGACATCACCGACCGCCTGAACTCTGTCAAGAAACGCCTTTTCGAGCAGGGCCACACGTTCCCCAACAACAAGGAGTTCGTGAAGTTCCTCGTCAACAAGGCACTCGAAGATTTGGAAGGCTAGGACCATGACGGAGCTCAAGAAATCACAGATGAGGCGCATCGTCGAGCTTGACACGCTCCGTCGCAACTTCAAGCCCGGCACCAGGGAATACCGCCTTGTCAGTGCCAAAATCCACCACGAGCGGACAAAGTTCCGCACCACCCCCAACCGCTAAGGATTTGCCATGAATACCACTCTTATTCATCGTTCCGCACGCCCCCGCGTCACCCTCGAATTCACCCCCGTCCGCAAGTGCGAATGCTGCGGCGGTAAGTCAAACCTCTACATCAACGGCCACCACGCCTGCGGGCGTTGCCTCAAGGCTGGCCGCGTGCTCGACATGCTCTGGAAGGAACAGGTCGCACGCCAGTTCCGCTGCGAAGGCACGGTCGTTTTCTGCAACAACGACCTGCCCACCGAAGTGATGGACGCAATGACCGCAAGGGCACTCAACCGCTAGGGTAATTTATGGCAGACTTCGACGCAAAAAAATTGGAGGACAGCGACGGCAACGGCCTGAACCTCACGCCCACGCACTTTTTGGATGCGAAAGACGGCAAACATTCCATCGAGGTGGAGTTCGGCAAGAAGCAGAACCGCTTGACAAGGGTTGAGCTTACGCAGACAGGGAACGACATCAGTATTGATCCGAATGTCTCTTCCTTTGCATATCTGCACATTCTTGATAGACTGGACAACAGCGCCAACAACGTATTCGTCACGTATAAGGTAGGCGAATTGACCGAAGACGGCCATTGGGAAGTTTCAGCTGCGTACATCGATGTCCCTTACGCCTTGAGTGATTCGAAAAATGACGAGCTCCATGTATTGCTGGACCTTACGGACGCGGCACGTACATATCCTATAACAGATAGCTCGAATTTTCTGTTCGTGCAAGTTCGTGATTCCGGCGGCAACAGTCTTTATCACGAAGACGGCTCCACGGTATCAGTCTGCTGCCTTTTCGGTAAAAAGTACATATTCCATATAACAGGCAACACATATACGGTAAGGCCCATCAACAGCAAATATTACGCCAGGAAGATGACGGAAGGCTTCGTCGACACCAACGCATGGGATACAATCGGGGCCAACACAGTAGACTATAAACTTTGTGATTGGGGCAGCGCTATATCCAATTTTACGCCTGGTGTCGGCGGGAACTCATTACTTAGTATGTATGGTTATCAATTCACCCTCGTCTACACGCTTTCGATAATCATCGAGAACAACAGCTCGGCAGACATCAATGTCGCCTTCAATTTGGGAAAACGAAGCACTGATCTATCACAGACGCGTCCGGTTCTGCTCGGCTGTGGCCAATACGCCATCGTACCGGCGAACAGCAGAAAATACATAGACCTCAGCGCAACCGACATATTGGCAAGGTTCGAATTCGCCAACACCTACGGGCCCCTCAATTTTTACATGACCATCGACGGAAGGTCGTGGACATCGACCGACAGGGTGTATGTCGGCAAGGGGCATGCAAAGTTGATTGTTGACTTGTTGGACCCCATCCAAACCTAGAGAGCGTTTTATGAAACCTATTTGGATATCCACAGAAAAGGCCGCAGAGCTTCTGGGCATTTCCGAGCGACACGTCCGCCGCCAGCTCCCGCTTTGGGAGTACGAATGGCAAGAGGAAAACGGACGCAAGGTCGTGAAGATAAATGTCCGCTCGCTCCCGAAAGAGGCATGCGACCGCTATATCGCAGGATGCCTGCCGGAACTTTCGAGCGTGACAAGACCCAAGGAAGACCTTGACCTTCTGAGCCGAGCCTACGACCGTTCTTGTGGCAGGTCCAAGAAAAACTACGACAAGTGGACGCTCATCTTGCTCAAGTGCGAAGGCATCACCGGCACAAAGGAGCTCGGGCGTTTCGTGGACGAGTGGAACCGCGCCCATCCCGAAATGAAGACGAGCATCAAGAGCATCTACCGTCAGCGAGCCGCCGTCGATGACTGCGGCAAGATTGCCCTCATCAACCACCGCGAGACGATGAAATCCACCGTTAGCGACGCGATGTTCGAGGACTTCAAAACCGCGTACTTGACCGCGAACAAGATAAGCGTTTTCTCTTGCCGCAAGATAGCACTCGGCAAGGCGATGGAACGCGGCGAAGTCGCGGACGAAAGCGAGTTCCCGAGCGCATCCGCTTTTACCCGCAGGCTCAAGACCGAGTTCGCCCCCGATGTCATCTACTTTGCACGCGAAGGCAAGAAGAAGTTCTACGACAACAAGGGCTACCACCTCGACCGTGACTACTCCGACCTCAAGGCCGGTCAGGTATGGGTGGGCGATACCCGCACGTGGGACGTGTTCGTGAAAGTTCCGGGTCAAGAGAAACCCGCCACCTGCTACATCACGCTGTTCATGGATTTCAAAACCTATATGCCAATGGGATGGTGTCTGCATCACGACGCGCCGGGCACGGAAAACACGCTCAGGGCCATCCGCAATGGCATCGAGCGTTACGGCCTCCCCGAAGAACTCTATGTGGACAACGGTCGCGAATACCGCAACCGTGACTTCTCCGGACAAAGCCGTGGCAACAAGATTGTGGAAGACGAACAGTATGCGGAATCCTTGGCAAGCCGCATACTGTTCGAGATCG